TATCCAACAGAAGGCACTTCAACTTTAAGTGAACAACCAGATCCTCGACCCATTACGTTAGTAATGCCTGATACCAAAGATTGGTGCATTGCTATCGGAGTCAAAGATGCCGATTGAAAAAGACTTGGTAGAAGAAGTCAGTCGGATTCTCGAAAGAGAGGCGCCAGATCTGGTGAGTGAAGGTTTGTACTCCATTTCCGAGAAGTCGGACGATCCTCTGCTTTCGACTGTGTTTCGGATCTTCGCTGAATCAATCGAGAAGAACGGAGTAACGATTATCGAGGGCGTAAGTGCTCAAATTGTAAGTGTCATTGAAGGTGACGCACTAACAATTGCAGAATTGAAAGCGTCTGGAGCATCGGCGGAATCGTTGAGCCAACTTGCGATTCAATTGCAAGATGAAGAACAAGCAGAGAAACAAAAAGCAAAAGCGGCTGCCCGAGTCATTTCAAGCATCGGACAAACCGTTTTTACTTTCCTCGGCGATGTAGCAATTCATAACATCAAAAAGAGAATTTAATATGCCTACCGAAATTGCAGCCGAAATTGATGAAACAGATCCGCTTGTTTCAATCATCTGTTGGGTATTGACTTCCGTTGTCGCTAAAGCAACAAAGAAAAATGAGTCGTTCTCAAAGATTCGGCATTGGTTACCAGCAATTTCTTTGGTAATCGCTATCGTATGCAGGTCGTTGGTCGATGCATTCGAACAAGAACCACTCACAACTTCTACTTTCGTAAGAGCTTTAGGAAGTGCGGCGGTTGCTGTTTTAGCTCATTCACAATTTCGCGAAGTGCAGAAGCTAAATTCAAAAAGTGAGTCGTGAGGGAATCGAACCCTCAACCAACGGATTAAAAGTCCGTTGCTCTACCGATTGAGCTAACGACTCAATTGGGGCGGCAGGATTCGAACCTGCGAATGTCGGAATCAAAACCCGATGACTTACCGCTTGTCGACGCCCCAATGATTTCTTCCAAAACACTATCACATTCGAACTGAATTCGAATTTGTGAATGGAGCATTTGCCCGGGGCGGAATAACAAGATATGTGGTAATGACAACCCCGAGTGCCTGACGAATGTTCGAGTTTGTTGATACGCTGGACAGAAAAAGAGCAATAAAAAGCGCCGTTGATTGTTGGTTTTCGTTTGTGGCCGCTCGCCACCAACGGATCAACGATACGGCTTACTGTGAGCTTTCCATTAGCTACATATCGACTGTGGCTAACACATCAATTGGAAGTGCTCACAACGCATGGCACTTAATCAAATCGAACATCGATTGGAAACGAGTCAAGCTTGACGAAGCTGAAGCCATCGGTTTCAGAATAAGACGATTGACTCGCGGGATGCGCCATGGTCAACACCTCATATTCAGCTTGCAAACAATCGAAAAGATAATTGAAACAGAACAACACTTGAAAAGATTAGGGCGAGCATTCGATTTCGAATCTGAATTCGATTGGGTGGCCCTCGAAATTCAAGGTCGGATGGCATTGTGCCCTTGGCATGAAGACACAATACCGAGCATGATTGTGAACTTTGATTCAACAGAATCGGCATTGGGCGTATGCCTTGTATGCATGAACAATGGAAATTACCTTAAAGCCCAATTGCGAAAGAAAGGCGATAAATGGTTCGCAAAGAAGTGCGGGCAAGATCAGGATGCCGCACGAGAACCCAAGTACAAATTCGACAACCGCGAATCTGAAAGAAATCAAATAATATGTGACTACCCCATCTGGACTTGGGCTCCCGAAATGCTCGGTCGATATGTGTTGGGTCGTTTAACTCCAAAGTACATGCGAAGACATCAAAGCCGAAGAACGTTGGTAGATATACTCAAATGGTCCGAAACGAAATCGAAAGAAGATTCTGCCGTCGAAGAAGCCCTCGAAGCTGAAGTAAAAGCGAATCAATACCCGGATCAACACTTCCGATTCTTCTTGCCCGATTTGCTCGTGAGCACGACGGCTATGACACCGAGTTATTGGCGAAAGTTGAAATCGGGTCGCAACATACCTGACTCTTATGAAAGCAAAACAAGGCGTTGGGTACTGTTCGACATCGATAAAATCAACAGTTCAAGTTCCATCCGTTCGATTAGCGATGAATTTGTCAGGTGCATCGGAAACATTGTTTCTACTTTCGAAAGGTTGGATGGTTCTTGGGCATTGGTTCAAACCAGTCCATCGGGACTACAATTATGGTTGAAATTGAAAGGCCCGGTGAATGCTGCTGAATTTTCCCGCTGTGTGTTTACTCACGAATGGCTACTTGAAATCGGCAGAATGATCGAATCGTTTTTGACTGAATTGGGCGCGGATTGTATAATCGACGAGACCGCTTGGGCCTTGAACCGTTTCGGCAGGCGTCCCGGGTGGAGAATGCTAAAAAACAAATCGGTATTCCGATCTAGATTGGTATCGTACTACGAGGAATTAAATGCATAGGCCACCGTGCGGTAAATGCGGAGGAAACTCCGTTTACATTGACAATACTTACATGAATGTTTTCCTGTCGTGCAGGACATGCGGGTGGCGGTTGTACGGCGAAGCAGAAATCACTTCTTTCGTAAACAATTACCAAGAACAATTCGTTGATGAAGAAGAAGAAAGAAACAAGCTCTTGCGAGAACAGCAGGAACAACAACGAATCATCGAAGAAGAAGATCGGGTCCGTCGCGAGCGGTTGTTGCAACAAATGAAGCAACGTGAATCGAATGTTGAAACGCTGCGTGTGCGGATTCCAGGCCATGATTTTTGTGTGGGCGATATGGACCCGGCTTTGCAGGTTATTTGGGCACAACCGGCAAATCCAACAGAAATCGCTTGTGCATGGCCGCCTTGCAATTCTACAGCAAGAAAGAACAGCAAATATTGTTCAAGGCAATGCACGGTTCGGGTGGCACATCGCCGTGCTCGACTTCGAAAGCGAAAAAACAAAACTCACAAACAAGCTTCTTGAAAGATAATATGAAATTACGTTATGGTTTCAAAGTCTTCTGAATGATAGCATCCGGTAGGGGCTGACCAGTGAATGACCAAATACTCAGTTTACTAGAGCGCCTGCATGGTAATGAGACTGCAACTGAAGTCTTTGCATCGGCAGCTTTCCCGTCTACAGCAACCGATTCAAGTTGGATTGAGGTAAGGGGTTTTCGGCAAGTTGATTTTCTGTTCGTTGTTGCCAACCAACAGAGTGTTACTGACTTGACGGTTTACATCGATCACTCCGACGACGGCACTCGTGCTTTTCCTGTAGTCGTCGAATCGTTGGACACGACTGCAACGCCACCCCAAGTTGACCAATACACTTACAAGATTGTAGCCGCTGACGCATTTAGCGGGACGCAATTGCATTATGCGGTAACTGTCCCGGTGCGCGGCCGTTATATGCGTGTGAGCTTTCTCGGCGGCCCATCGGTCGGCACTGACACAGTCACAGTTTTTGCTTACCGGAGGTCTTAATGGCCCATCGAGATTGGTATATTGCTCCGCGACTGGAACAAATGGTCGAAATAGATTGGACCGACCCTGACAATCCGGTATTGGTGAGAGAGGGTTATCTTGGTCCTGCGACCGGGTCTCCGCTTGTGCCGCACCTTCTGCCGTCGATGGTCTGCCGGGCATACTCAGCCTCCGAGGGGACGGTACTCGTTGGCCTGATGCCCGGCGTCCAGGCTCCGGCGGATTGGACGTCGCAGACGGTTGATGAGGCGCGGGCTCATTTCCTCCGGATCATGGGTTTCCCAGCGAAACCCGAGGAGATCGGATAATGGCAAGGATCGTTTTTGATATTTCAGAGATCGCCGGCAGCACCGATCAGGCTTTGATCGCCGGTTGGAGTCGCACGCAAACAGGAGCACAAATTATCACCACGTACCCCCGACAAGATGCCAACGGGAACGGCGGAACATATCACTGGCGATCCAACTCTGGAGAGTGGCGCTCTCCGCTTTGGCCTGTCGCAACTGATCATTACTTCATCAAGAGCGGCATTCGGTACGAATCGGCGTTTTCAGACTTGTGGTTCTACACGTATACGTCAAGCTTTTCTGACGTGTTGTTGATTGGTTCAAACAACCTTGGCCTGATTCTTGTCGAAGATTCCAGTGGAGTTCTTGAGACTTCGTCGTTTACTCCGTCCGAGGACACTTGGTATCTAATGGAAGCCGAGGTCTACCATCACGCTTCGGCAGGCTACGTGAAGGTCTGGATCGATGGCGTGCAAATTATCGACTACTCTGGGGCTGTGGCTGGTGCTGGCACAGCGCAACGCAGCGGTTTCGGGGACGGCACCAGTGCGTACTTTGACGATGTCGGGGTCAACAGCTTGACTCTCCGGTACGACGGAGGCACAGGCGGCGTCCCCGTTGCGGGCAACACCTTGACCGCTGGCGGCGGGCAGACAGCGACCATCCAGGGCTACGAGGGCGACGCGACGAGCGGAGTCCTTACAATCGCTAAGCCGTCGGGCACATTCACGAACAACGACACCCTCTCTGACGGCGGCACGTTCGCGGCAGTTGTCGACGCCCCTACAGCGGCTTTTGTCGGGGGCCTCGAACCTAATTCGGGCCGAATGGGGAATGAGTTCATCGTTGCCGTCAAGCCGACCGGGGCGGGAACATTGTCCGGGCTGACGCCTACAGGCAGTGCCAACAATTGGGAAAACGTCGACGATATTCCAGCAGTCACCGCAACTTTCAACGAGGCAACGGCGGCGAATCAGGAAGACACCTACACCAACAACGCAAGCACGCAGATCCCGACAAGCACCGAGGTAACTCTAGTGGCAGGTGCAGCCTTTGCGCAGTCGTCGCTCACGGGTATCGACGGGGTCAACCTGTCGTTGCGTAGTTCTGGTGGGACGGTCTACTATTCGGATCGGCAGGCGCTTGGCAGTTCTTACGGCTTCGAGGTAGCAGAGTGGAACACCCGACCCGATACCGATGCAGCATGGACAAGAACAGGTATTGTGACTGACTTTCCCCAGATCGGGATCAAGTTCGTCGTGTAGGGGGCCAAGTGTCTGACGATACTTCACAAGTCTCGCTCCTCGCGGGCTACCAACTCGACGAAGCGGGGATCACGGCACAAGTCTCGCTTATTGCAGGTTACCAACCCGACGAGGCGGGTCTCGCGGCGCAGCTTGCCACGCTGGTCGGGTACACCCCGCCTGACCCGCCGGTCGCTGTCGTGCCAGACATCACCGGCACTGTCGGCACCCCCGCGACCTTCGACGGCTCGGGGACGACCGGACCCGCAGATACGATCCTCTCGTGGGCCTGGACTTCTGTGCCGGGTGGGTCGGCCATTGCGAACGCGCCGATCCCGCTTCCCGACAACAGTGTCAGCAACACCCTTGATCTCTCGATGGCGGACAACGAGGGTCTCTACCACTTTGAAGGAGACGCGAACGACAGCAGCGGCAACGGGCGGAATGGCACTGTTTCGGGAGCGGTCCAGACCACCGGAAAGGTCGGGTCAAACGCCTACGCTTTCGCCCATGCTGACAGCACCGACGTTATCACGTTCGGATCCGCAGGTTTCGACTTCGTTTCCGCCGATGCGTTTAGCTTCTCGATGTGGGTCAAGCCGGATGCCTCGCAGCCTGGAGCGAACGCGGTTCTCTTCGGCAAAACCAACTTTTCAACGACCGGTTATGCTCTGTTCCAGAACGGAGGCGCGAACTCCAACCTGTATAGCCTCATTGTAGGCACCGGAGGTGGCCTATCAGGAACCGGGGTCAACTTCGCACTGACGGCGGGCACCTGGAATCACGTCTGCGTGACGAGAAGCGCGAACGGCGCACAAACGAGAATCTACGTCAACAACGTACTCGTGACGGACGTGTCGACCCTGACGACGATCGCGTCCTCGGGTGGGATTACTCTCGGGATCGGCAACTTCTCGGCGGTCCCCCAGGCGGCATTGGCGTTCAACGGGGACATTGACGAGTTCTGCGTGTGGTCTCGCGAGCTGACGCCGCTAGAAGTCGAGACGGTCTACGACTACGGGAACGGCACCTATGCGGGCTTCGGCGAGACCCTCACGTTCACCCAAGACGTGGCGGGCACCTACACCGTCGAAGCAGAGGCGAACAGCTTGTGGGGCTCCGACAGCGTCACCGCCGACGCTGTGATCTCGGCGGCGGACACGAGTAAGCCCAATGTCTTCATGTGGTCGCCAACAAATACTGTGGTCGATAGCTACTTTTTTAGCGGGTCTTTCGTAGCCGGGGAAGAAGATTAATGACTGCTGTTGTTGACGACATTTCGGCGATAGTTGGATCGTCAGCTTCATTTTCGGGAACAAATTCAACTGCACAGATTCTGTCGTGGAGTTGGAGTTCAGTACCCGGAGGTTCGTCCATCGCGAATGGTTCAATAGCGCTTCCGGACAACGCAGCGAACAACACATTCGAATTGGATATGACCGATAACGAAGGTCTTTGGCATTTTGAAGGTAATGCTAATGATAGTTCGGGGAATACCCGAAATGGAACTGTATCGGGAGCGGCCCAAACAACGGGAAAGGTTGGGTCGTACGCTTATAATTTTGTTCGAAACGACAACACCGACACCATCACGTTTGGAACGGCTGGATTCGACTTTGTTTCCGCCGATGCGTTCAGCTTCTCGATGTGGGTCAAGCCCGATGCAAGTCAACCTGACGCGAATGCGATCATTATTTCCAAGTCGAACCTTACGAACAACGGTTATGCAATCATCCAGAATGGAGGAGCGAACTCGAATCAGTATACGTTGATCGTTGGTACTGGTTCTGCTCTATCTGGAATCGGAAGCAATTTTGCATTGACAGCGGGTCAATGGAACCATGTTGCAGTAACGCGGGCTGCAAACGGTACTTCAACGAAGGTGTATGTCAATGGTTCGCAAGTCGCCAATGTGAACTTTCTTACGGCGATTGCGTCCTCAAATCCAATTGCGCTTGGAATTGGTAACTTTGGGGTACAACCCGGTACTGCTGGACTTGTGTTCAACGGTGTAATTGACGAAGTTGCTGTTTGGAGCCGAGAACTCGCTGCTTACGAAGTTGAAGCTGTTTATGATTACGGCTCTGGAAATTACGCGGGCTTCGGAACACAACTTACTTTCACTCCAGACGTAGCCGGCACATACACTGTCAGTGCTAAAGCACGCAACGTATCTAGTTCTGACACTACTACTGCTGATGCGACAGTTTCTTCGGGTTTGGACCCGAACACTCCTCCAACCGATGCTCAAAAAACCCTTTATTTTGAAACAATTCAAAATTTAGTAATTGCGAACGTCTCTTCGAGTGTGCTTACTCAAGCTGGTGTTGATCCTTTCGCAGATTTAACTCTAACCGTCAGCGAAGTAGACACATACCGCGAGATTGACAGATACATCGTTAACGATTTGAAGTTAAGGACTGATTGCCGTTTACTTCCGCATCCGGACGGGAGAGCCATTCTAGTCTTCAACAAAGCAAGTCGATTAACTGCCACCGTTGACATTGATGGTATACCAACAGTCGTTACGAAACAGGTGGTCTTTACTACGTTAGTTGGCGGCGTTGTAATTGACGATTCAGACCTATCTACGACTTGGACGCAACTAAATTGGTATCCGGAGACGCGTCCAACCAGTTAAAATTACCCGTTGACGTCCAACCCGGGGCCGGTTACGTTTCATCTGGGACCGATCCGCCGGTTAGGTGACATCGTTCCCATAGTACTTGCCCTCCCCCTTGGTTTCGTGGTTGTCCGGGGGGAGGGCTCTTTACTTCCAACAACTACGACAACCATGGAAGCAAAATGCGCGGTAGCCGAAACCTTGTTGAGGTTGAAATCCCGTACGGGACTTCAATCACGGTAGAAATCCCGTACGACACCACTGTCGACATTGATATGAGCGATGTGATCGACGAGTACGGAACCGAGGAATTCATCAGCAACTTCATTTCGAACGATGACGTTGCTTCGTATGTGATCGAAAAGCTTGATGACGGAAGGTTGTGGAGCATCTTTCGAGCGCGCGCCATGGGCAGCGACATGGTTTCGCTTCTCGAAAACGATGATTTCGATCGAAATGCGCTAATCCATGCGGTGTTGAATTCCCCCACATGCCGACCGATTCTTATCGAACGGCTTCGCCCGCATGCTGTCGCTGCTGCAATGAATATGATTCAACCGTTGATCACTTCATTTCTTCAGAAGATGCTCGGGTTGGTGACCAGCGGATCGGATCAGCTTGAAAATGAGGACTCAAACAATGAATAATGCCGTTCAAACCAGCCAATACGCACCAGTTCATTCTTCGTGCGGACGTTACGCGACGTACTACCACCGCAACCGAAATATTTGGCTTGTTCGACTACGTGGTCGCAATGGTCAGGGCCAAAAGTCCGTGAAGGGGCACAACAATTTCAAATCGCAACAAGCGGCATTGGATGCGATGGAGGTATTGTCCTCAAAACCCCGTGATTCTCACGGTCGCCTTGTTCCATTGGGTCAACGAATCTTTCGAGACCCTGTTGACAGAACAGAAATCGAAATGTTGGCTGAATGGATTATCGAACTGATGCGTTCGAATGAACTAACCACGTTCGAATACGACGGGGCCACATTTACTGTTCCAGGGTTAACTCACCTTTGGTTGGCTCTCCCGCATTCGCAGATTCAAGGGTGCGGGAATGCAACCCGGGAGAAAGGTACGTCTGAAATCGAGAATGTGACGTGCAAGACTTGCCTCGAAGGACAAACCATGAAAATTTTGAAGACCCTGATTTCCGAAATCAGGTAAAATCAAACAGGGGGCTTCGGCCCCCTTGTTAGGAGTACAACCATGCCAATTCTAAAAGTTACACATTCGCTCGGGAAAAGATTCGCAACCGTCGATGAAGCTGAATTCGGAGCCCAGGCGGTGCTCGTCGCGGATTTCATTGAAAGCGACTACTTCTACTTGCCTGCCGAATTGTTCGGTTCTTCCAACTCAACGACATTGGGCGGAAAGGTGTTTTACATCGGTGAACCTATTCGGGTTCGCTCTGCTTTTTGGGGACCAGACCCACACGGCGGAAACAACTTATGCCCTCACTTGTGGGGTGATGTTTTGGGCGTTGCAGAATCCACGGCTGGATTCTCGGTGTATACCATTTCATCTTGGCCCAAACATTGGCCTCGGGAATTGAAGTGAATCGGATCACGATCAGGATTGACAATCTCGCTCGTGTTCCGATTCGTGATTTGAGTGAATCGCTTGCTTTGAAACTGAACAAGCGGTTCACGTATTTAACTCCCGCATCGAACAACCGATTCAAAGGAAAATTGGTTGCTCGGTGTGTTGCATCTATTTCTGGGGGATGGTTCTGCGTTCCCCGGGGAGCATTTCTTCAACTTCAACATGAATTATCGAATCACTTCGATCATTTCGACTACGACGTGTCGGGAGTGTTTTCGGTCTCTTCGAAGACAACTCCACTCCACCATTTGAATGTTCAACTTCGCGATTATCAGATCAAAGCAATCGAAGCGTGTATGGAGAAAAGACAAGGCATACTCCAAATGCCTTGCGGAGCCGGGAAGACGACCACAGGGGCAGCCGCGTTGCTTCATTCCGGAGAACCCGGAGTCGTTATTGTTCATACGAAAGACATTCAACGGCAGTGGGTAAACACAATAAACCGACTTTCACCCGGGACAGTGGTGAAACAAACCATCGACTGTCGACTTCGCAAGAACCAGATCGTTGTTGCTATGATCCAAACTTTGAGCAGGAACCCACTGCAAGCAACAGCGTTGTTAGACACAGCCGGCGCTGTCATTACGGATGAATGTCATCACGTTCCAGCGGCTACTTGGGAAACCATCATTAACAAATGTAAAAGTCGATTCCGGTGGGGGTTAACGGCTACGCCAGAACGGTCTGATGGTTTAGGTTTTATGCAGAACCTGTTGGTCGGCCCAACCATATTCAGAATATCTACAACCCAACTTATCGAGATGGGTTTTCTCAAAAATCCTTACATCATACCCGTGGCTACGGGTTGGTCGCCGGGTTTGGAGGATTACAACCTAACAAGCAATTGTGTGCGTTGTGATCGGAAACGAAAGATTAAAAAACTTGATTCTTTCCGATTAAACGGTTTCGTTTGTACGAAGTGTAGATTCAAGAACAAAAACACTCCGTTAAACACGGGCACTTTGAATTACGCCGCTGCGGTTACTTCAGCGTGCCGGAACCCTGACCGATTGCACCTTGCTGTTCGTTTGATCTCTTCGGCTTTGCGCGATGAAAGGTGTGTGTTGGTATTGATACCTCGCGTCAATGTCGCAAATGCTTTGAACGAAATACTCAATGATCACGGTATGCCGTCTGTCGTTGTTACTGGTGACCTTCCTAAAAACGAAAGGGTCCGAAGACTCGAAGAAGTAAAGTGCGGTCGTAAACATGTGTTGGTAGCCACTCAACTTGCAGACGAAGGATTAGACCTTCCTCGACTGGATTGTGCCATCAACTTGAGTTCCGGAAAAAATGCCGGCCGCGCAAGGCAACGGGTCGGTCGAACTTTACGCATGGAAGGTAAAAACCCGATTATTTTCGAGTTTGTGGATTCTGGTCCTTTCCTCCGACAATGGGCGAAAAGGCGGGAGTCGTATGTTCTCGAATATGGGCAAACTTCTGTGGCTTCCATTGAACCATTGAGCATCAACTACGCGATTGCTGCGGCGCGCAGCAAGAATGAACCGGACATTTTCTGACCTTAATGCTGGTTATTGTCTGACCGAGAGAAACGAAATGCTGAAAATCGATAGGTACGAAGACATCGAAGACCTGCCCGATGGCGTGTTCTTCACGAACAGTGAACGGACTTCGTTGTCATGTTTGCGGAAGTACTTCTTCCAATACATTGAAGGTCTTCGCGAGGACCAGAACGAACCCATGCGCTTCGGGAGCGCATATCACAAGGTGATGGAATCACTTTGGCTCTCGAAAATGAATGGAGAAACGATTGATTGGGAATCAACTTTATTCGAGGTTTGTGGCGAATTCGGAGTGGAACAAACAGGACTTCATTACCTGATTGACGGTTACCTCCGGACATACCCTAACATCGTTCCGGATGGGTACAGAATTATTGCTGTTGAGAAGGCGTTTTACCGAGAAACGGGCCACTCCGGTGAATTTCACCTTGTTGAAGACAATGGCAACATTCGACTCGGACGCGCTGGAGAAGCTCATTTCAACGTGTGCGAAGTCTCAAAGCTTCCCATGTACCAAGTCGGCAGGTTGGATGCCGTAATCGAGCACATCGAAACAGGTTCAATTTACGGCTGGGACCACAAGACAAGTGCTCGACCGTCGAAATTCAAAGATGGCACTTTAGTTGACCCGCAAGGCCAAGGGTATTTCTGGTTGTTGTCGGGGGCATATGGCGCAGGCCGGGTCAAAGGATTCGTTTACGACATCGCCATGCGCGGTTTAGCCAAACCGAAAGTATTGAAAAATGGTTCTTTATCCAAAGCAAAGAATCGAAAGATACCAAGCTGGTTGTACGAGGATTCAATCCGTGAATTAGGGTTAGATAAAGCTGATTATGCAGCCCACATTAACGCTTTAAAAAAATCGGATGATGAATTCTTCGTGAGGGATTGGGTCGCCATGGGTTACCGAGACCGCGTTAATTACTCGGCTGAAATCCGTGGCATTGCTCGAATGATTCAGCGGTTGCGATTCGCCGCCTGCAACGCGAAGACGGAAGCTGACGTTGTCGAAAACTTCCCTAGAACGCCCATTTGCAGGTACGGAAATGGTTGCGCGTTCCGGTCCCCATGTATAGAAGATGGTGATGCCGTGCGCGCACGGTACAAGACTCAAACTACCCAAATTTGGGTTAACAAACGGGAGCAAGAACGTGGTGAACTTTACGCGGGTTTCTGATGCTGACCCAAACAGCAGCATAAAAGTATTGTTGTTCGGTTACTCCGGTGCCGGAAAGTCATATGCGGGTGCTACGGCACCCAAACCGGCCATTTTGCTGACGGAACGGAATGGACTCCAATCCATTCGGTCTTCCAATCCGGATGCAGCATTCGTCTACGCACCTACGATCAACGAGGTTCGGGACGTCTTGAAGGCGGCCCACAATGGAACCCTTCGAAAGCAAGGCTTCGAAACCTTGGTGATTGATTCGCTTACCGAGGTTCAGCGACTCATTATGGATGACATCGTCGCGAAGCAACCACAGGGCGCAAAATGGACCTTCGACGAATGGCGTGAAATGACTGATCGCATGCGAAAGCTCATGCGTTTGATCCGCAACATTGACATGCATGTTGTGGCTATCGCTCTCGCAGAACGGTCCACAAATGAAAACGGCGACAATCTCCACGTCACGCCTTCTTTCCAAGGCAAAAAGCTCGCTGACGAGGTTTCGCAATACTTCAATGCTGTCGGCTATTCGTTTTCGCGGAATGCCACAGACCCCGATGGCAACCCGGTTACTCACTACCGGGTTATGTTCACAGGGTCTTCTGGGTATACCGTGAAGGGATGCCACCCGCTTGTCGGGGTCGTTGAGCCCGACGTATCAGAATGGTTCGAAACCATTCGCTCAAACAACCAGGGGTAAAAAATGATTATCAATCCAAACGAGTACAATCCAGATGCTGTGAAATCGGGAACTACACCCGAGGGCGAGTACATCGCGCAGCCGGTCGGTTGTGAATACCGGAAAGCCGGCGACAAGGACGTGATCAATGTTCGCTTTGTCGCTCTCGAATCCGCCGATGGCGGTGTCCAACACCGGGGTTCTACGTTCGACCTGACGTTTTGGCTTACTGACCGGGCGATGTGGGTAATCCAAAATTTCGCTTGGGCGATTCGGTTCCAGAACGCATTCGATCCCCGTTCTGACTTCGATCGGGTTCTGTTGACTGGTCCCGTCCGGATGGCAATCCGCCACGAGGAGCGGAACGGCTACACCAACATTCGCACAGTCGGCCGTTTCGAGCGAGTCGATGCGGCCCGTTATCCGATTGATTCGGTATCCAACTGCGTGAATTTCAACCCGTCTGATCGGGCTTTGATTGATGCAGCCGAAGAACGGTACACCAACTACCTTTCGAAGAAGTCTTCGCCTGATCGCGGATACTCGGCTTCGTCGGGGTCTTCGGTTCCGACGGGTGGTCGAGGTGGTTCGCGGCGCAGCGACGATGACATTCCATTCTAAAAATGGTTGTTCGGAGGGGGTGGTATATTCACCCTCTCCTTTCAAAGTGGTGTCACATGTCGAAGAAATCGCGAGACAAAGGCTCACGCGGCGAACGTGAAGCGGCTGCATTTCTCACAGAACATACGGGTTTTCAATGGGTCCGAGGACTTCCACAAACTCGCCGGGGCGGGAAAGAATCACCAGATATTGAACCCGCGAACGAGCAATGTTTCTGGAACAAATTCCATTTTGAGGTAAAAAGAATCGCGTCACGGGTTGACTTGAATGCGGCAATGTTGCAAGCATCGTCTGACGCGCGGTCTCGGAACAAGGTTCCCGTTGTATTGTGGCGGGCTGATCGGAACCCTTGGCGGATTACTATCCGCGCCAATGACTTTATTTTCTACTCTGTTTTTGCTCAATTGCTCGTTCGTGACGAGATTGAATTGGATGGATTCCAAGAATTCGATGAATTTGGCTCAAGCCTCATCACATTGTTGGCTGATGCATGGATTGGGCTCGTTGATGTGAACCGCGAAACCTAAAAATGACCACAAACCACGCAGTGAGACATGACCGAAGTACAAGAAGTATTTGAATTCTGGAAACAAAAGCAAAAACGACCACACCTTTGTAGGCTCACGAAAGCGAGAAAAGCTCTGATCAAATCCAGGCTTGATGAAGGGTATAAACCCGAGGATTTCCGGGTACTTTTCGAATATGCTTGGGGATCGACGGATCCCGGCCCTCGTTGGTGGCGCGGGGAAAATCCAGATCGGAAAACGTATTTGACGCTTGAAAGCTTGCTCCGTGCGACAAAGCTTGCTCCTCGGATTGAAAATGCTTGGAATTGGCATTTGGACAAGCAAGAAGCGCATTCGAACCCAGCCCCCGAAGACAACCTCGGTCCTTTCCGATTGATCCGGGGAGGTTCGAATGTGGATTAATGATGTAAAGACAACGATTCCCGCTGTTGCTAATATGTTGGGTATCCCGAAATTCCGAATGAGGACATTGGGGTGCCCCAATTGCAACGCCGAACATCGCAGTCGATCCGACCCTCGCGGACCTGTTGGGGTCACGACAAATCAAAAAGGCTTCAAATGTTGGTCCTGCAATGCTACGGGTGACAGCGTCGATTTCGTTTCGTACAAAATCATCGGTTGCAGGCTTCAAGACGCTAATGACGACCAACACAAAATGGTCAAGCATTGGTTCACGCGGGCCGGGATGATCGGCGACAAACGACCCAATGTAATACACGTTTCTGACGTGCCTAACGGACACGAGAAACGGCCCGAACGGTCCCCGGGGGATTCCGGGGCGGGTGGACCGTTCGCGTGGTCAGAAACGTTGTTAACGGACACGCGCGAGGCATTGGCGTCAGACGATGGGATGCCGGTGCAGGAGTATCTGCATCGCGTCCGGAAATTGTCTTGGGATACCATCGACCACTTTCAGCTTGGGGCTTTGCTGATTCGGTCGAATGGCAAAGTGATTGAACGGTGGGTTTCAATCCCGCTGTTTGACACACAGAACAAATTGGTCTCTTTCCGCTTCCGGTCTGTCGATGGGCAATGCCTCCGATGCGAAGGCAACGGTTGTGGCTCGTGTAAAGACGGTGCCGTGAAGAAATCATTCCGGGTTTGTGCTGGTCGTCCGCTTCCGTTGTTTGGTTCTCAAAACCTTGTCGATTTCAACGAACCCGTCATTATCACCGAAGGCGAATTTGATGTGATGGCGTTGCATTCGTACGGGGTGACTACGAATGTGGTTTCTGGAACGAAAGGGGCAGCAGCGAATTGGCCCGATGAATGGTTGGATGCATTAGAACCTTTCCGAAGCTTCAGTATCGCATACGATGCAGACCAAGCGGGCAATGACGGAGCCGAAAAGCTAGCCGAAAAGCTTGGTAAATACCGGTGCAGTCGAACGCGGTTTGCTCACAAAGACGCGAATGAATGTCTGCAAAAGGATGTGCCTTGGGATGACATGAAGCGAGCTTTCGATCGATCCGAGCCGATGGTATCTGCGAAATTTGGGAAGGCAGATCGATGGGCTCAAGACATCGAAACCTTGATTAACAATCCCCAAAGTTTGATTGGGTTACCAACTGGCAATTCGAAATTGGATGCTGTTCTGGGAGGGATTCGTCCGGGATTGTGGGTCGTTACGGGTGACACCGGGCACGGGAAAACTACGTTTTTGACATGGTTATGTTGGGAACAAGCGAATCGCGATGTGGGTGTGCTTGTCACATCATTCGAGCAACGCCCGATCGGAACCGTTCAAAAGCTTATGCGTGCCGATCTAGGTGGTGATTTCACATCGGTAAGCCCAACACAACGAGCAACGTCGTTGGACCGGATTTCATCGCTTCCGTTATGGATTCTGGATCACTACGGGGAAATGACAGCCGACGGTGTGATTGAAAGCATCCGATTCGCTAACCGCCGTTATGGCGTCCGCATTGCGTTGGTTGATCACCTTGGTTTTCTGGTGCGCGGTGCTGGCGACCGGGAACGGCAAGCGATCGAGGACGTTGTTCGAAAATTAGCTTTGATTGGTGTCAATGAAGGCATCACAATTTTGCTGGTATGCCATCCGAACCGAACCCATGTTCATCATCAAGCCCGAGTGAAAATCGGGCATTTGAAAGGAGCATCGGCAATTGAGCAAGACGCTCACGCTGGCATCGTGGTTGAACGGATGGGCATGAACAGCGAACGCGGATTTCCTGCGACAAAGATTCACATCGACAAGGTTCGGAGTGAATTCGGACAACCGGAGTCCAGCGTAACGTTGGCATTCGATCCGCTTGCTTGCGTGTATTGTAATACGTGGGAGGAAACACCCTCCGCGTTGTTGGGTTTGACGCCCGTGGTTGGATAATGAATCGGCTTCATTTGATGGGAACTAGAAACTATGGCCGTAGAAACTATGGCCGTAGAAACTATGGTTGTAGAAACTATGGTCCTAGAAACTATGGTCCTAGAAACTATGGGTTGGTGAACAGGCCATCCAGAAACTATGACCGTAGAAACTATGGGTTTAGACATTCACTCCCTAGAAACTATGGGCGTATCCGGTTCCGATTGATTCAGAAAAAGGACAGTCAATGAAGTGGATAATCGTGGATGAAGAACAATCCGTGAAAATCGAACAAAACGGGAAGGCACACCAGTATGTAGAATCCGGCCACCCAAACGCCCGCACCTATAAAATGAAGGTTGAAGGCGGATATTTATACAGAACCTGTGTTAAGACAATCGGCCATGAAGGCCAATATGGTGTGAATGTCGCTCTGTGTTTTGTACCCTGCGAAGTCAAACCCGAAGGGTCGTGCCCTACATGCGGAGAACCGAACCATGAAGCAATGGTGGAACTCGGCAATTGTGCAGCTTGTGGTTCCATTATTTAGGAATTTTTACTCAACCCGGCATTGCATCGATGCCGATGGATTAACACTAATCAAAGCCCATTGACGCGAGTGAATTCATTGATCAATACTCGTATTTTGGCTGAATAAACTTGGGTTTAACTCGCTTTGAAAGCGCAATTGTTGTTTGATCTCTGTTCGAACTCGAAGTACAAGCCAATGAAAAAACTGATCCGTTTTCCGGTTGAAATTACACGCTTCTTGTTTTATCGTTGATTGCCAGTTCGTTTTGGCTTGCCAACGGAAAGTCGAAAACCGAGTCCCAATTTTCGGGAAACTGCAAGTTGATAGCGCTAACCCGGGAATTCCAACTCCCACTTTCGCAAAGCGTTGACTTGAGTTTCCCGGGAA